TTCATGTTACGCGACAGGTCAGCAATCGAGGTTGCATGTGCCGGGAACACTTGACTGATCGCATCACTCAGCGAACTCAGGAACCCAAATCCCACCCCGATGGTTAAGTCAGCACAGAACACCACGGGATGCGTGCCTGAGTTGATGTTGACCTTTTGATCGAACCAGGCTTTTTGAAGGCTGTCCACGACGTAGTTCAAACCACGAATCGGGTTAGCAGCCAACTTGGTGGTTGGTGTTATTTCAATGCTCATCGTTTCACCCAATATTCCAGCGTCATCTTATCCAGATTGATATACGGATAGACACGCTCATTGTTATTGCCATAATACTGATCGAATTCCAGCATGCGGTATTTGGTGTTACGGATCTCATCACGCATGTCATTATTAAAGTATTCCGTGGTGGCATTAAACATGCGCGCCACAGTAACGTTACCATAACGGAAAGCGATCGCATCAAAGTTGATGTCGAATTCATCTTGACCTTGACCACGCAGGGAGTTAGTCGTGCGGTCAATTGCTGAAAAAGCCCCTGACGGATACGTCGTCGGCACACAGCTGGCGTTACAGAAGATCCACTCAATGTTCCGCATGTTGCGGTTCAGGATAATGTGGTAGATGCGACAGTCATAATCCTGGTAGCTTTGCTTTAATGCCTCAGGGTACGGCTCCAACCCGTGGTCACCCAACGTCACTTCATTTATATAGTTCAGCCAGGTTTCAAAGATATAAGGAAGGAACTTAGGCTGGGACATATGGAAGCTTTGACGCATGGGATAAGCGCCATTGTGCTGCAAGATCCCACTGATCCAACGATAGACTTCTTGACGGAAACCCGGTGAACTGGTGGAGACATTCAGGGAGAGATCTGGAAAGCCGTTGCTGGTTTTACAGTAGTTCGTCAGCGGTGTCATCCAGGCAGTGAGAGGATCCAGGAAAGAGACAGCCCCGCTATTTGCAGCTCCCCATTGTTTATCAAGCAACCCTCGCACATAGCTCATCACGCTATTGGGACGACTCCGATAGAACGGGAATAAGCCAGGGTATCGTGAGACGTTCTCATCTGAGAGGTTTAAAAGAGGGCGCGATACAAAAGGCAATCCTATGGCATCGTCGGCTATGGGGATGAATTGGTGTCCTGGACCAATGATTCTCAGGCCGGACAATGATTTAATTACCGGACTCTGTACTCCAGGTCCACCTTGTTCCGAAAAAGCATAATCCAGCATTGACGTTATTTGGTCTGGCGGAATTGCGGATTGCGTTTTCGACTGTTCTACATTTTGTTTTAAAATTTCGGGACGAGCTAGACCCGGTGTTTTCAATAACCCGGCCAGATCGTTTATATCAAATTTTTCACTCATAATTTAGCCATAAGAGGTTAGTATGATAGGGTCTATTATCGGCGTTAGTCGATTGCTGCTTGACACAGCAAAAATGATTTTTCCTGAGAATGGAGAAGTTGCCGCAGCTTCCAACGTAGCGGATAAGGCCGGCAATACATACAATTTGCTGACCAAGCACAGTGTTGTGCAAAGCGGCAATCGCACTTTAGTAGCACCGATTGTAGGTGTGGACAAGACGATTGTACACGCTAGCTACATGCAAGCCGTGATGCAAGTTGTTATGGCGCGCGACATGCACGCTGTCCTGGCACACATTTCTATCAAGAACGCAGAACGCATGGGCATCAAAATCGATGAGATCATCGGTGGTGTTCAACCGCGTCGTGCAGGTTTAGTTTCTCTGGCTGGCTGTGAAGCAATGAACGGCAACGGACCTGCACCTGGTAAGTTTAATAAAGGTGGCAACGATGGCTCCGAAGGAACCGAAGTGGGCAATAGCAGCGATACTGTTACTATTGGTGGCAAGTCTTATTCAGACATCACAGAGTACACTCCACTCGCAATTGGACGCGTTGTCGTCGCCACGGCACATGGCCCAAATGGCGGAAAGGTAGAGCTTCCTCTGACCTTCCGTGAGATCCCAATGCCAATGAACCCAGCGCAACTGCTGAACGTGTTCCAGGCAGCGAAATCTGAAGACGGTTTCTTTGCTCGTCTGAACATGTGGCAGGCTGGTGAAATTACAGGTCCGCAGTTCTTCTCTGGTAGCGATGTCAACAAAGAGAAGTTCAACATCAAGAACAAAGATACCACCGGTTACTTTGAAGAGATGGCGAAACGCGAGCGCATCAACAAGGCGCAGGCAATCCGCACCGGCGTTGTATCCATGAACACCATGGCGAACACCTTTATCATGAGTTCCGACACTGCCAAGCAGATCGAACTGACTATCGGTAAACGTTTCTCCAACGGTCGTAACCTGGATGCCATCTTCCGTGCTGTGGATGCTTCTCGTATCGTTATCTGCGATGAGCGTAACGGTGTGTTTGAATTCCTCACCAATGGCGACAGCCTGGTTGAAACCTTCACGCTGAAAGAACTCGAAACCAAAGCCAAGAAAGCTGATGGCGCCGATTCTCTGGAAGCACTGGCCCGTATTCTGGCAGGGAAATAATTATGTCTGATATTAGCGCATACGCCTCCAGCGTAAAAAACGTCAGCCGCAAGAACATCTTAACGCTGATCTCTACCATTGACGTGACTGCACACGATCTCATCGATCATGCTAACCGTCTGGAGAGCGCAGGCCTTACGTTAAGCAATGAGAGCGGCGCTTGGGCGGTTACCAAGTCTATCTCTGGCAACGTAGCCAAAACGGTTCCACAGTTCAACGCAGGCACGCCTACGCTGTCTATCGTGAAAACTGTCGCCGAAGTGATCACTCACCTTACCGACTACCTGAAGAAACAAGTAGCGGGTTATAAGGAAGAGCTGTGGTCAGGCGAAACCATGACTGTGCGTCAGGTCTATCTGCTGTCTACCGTTGAACAGCTGGACTTCTGGACCCGTTATGCCACCAAGCTGCTGGACGTTCTGCTGAGCATGTCTTCAGAAACCGGCTTCGTTCTGGATAAGTATCTGACCAAGAACGAACTGATGTTCCTGAACGGCTCCTCGCTGTACTTCAGCAACATCACTGCTTCTCTGCTGAAAGGCAAGACTGTGCTGATGAAAGAGATCGACGCGATCCCTGAAATCGATGCAGACGATCAGTCAAGCATGGAGATCATGCAGGGGCTGGGCGGTAAGAAGCCAGAGATGGCACGCGGTTTCGGTATTCATTATCTGAACCCGAAATACTGGTACGACAGCCTGATGCGTGAGATCGACCTCCACCGTATCCGCAATGCCCAAGAGCAAAACGAATACCTGGGGATGAAGATCAATCAGGCAATCAACCAGAAAAACGGCAGTAATGATGCTTCCCTGGATCACCGTATCGAAGTTTATCGCGAGAAGATCGTGAAGAACTCCGGCACGATTAACAAGATCGTTGAAAGTTATCAGTAACCGTTCATCTATTACTGAGGGGTCACACCCTCAGTAATAATGATTTTATGATGATTTTCGACATCCCTCCTTCTTACTGAGGTTATTGCCCTATGAGTACGTTTGTACGCGCTAAAAATGGGTTTGTTAATGGAGCGGTCACCAACGCAGACATTATGGCTGCCAAGGAAGTGGTTCGTGCGTTCTTAAACAGCACAACCCAAGACTACGCCCAGAAAACCAATCCCATCATCTATCAGGAAGTGCTGCGTGCAGCGCGTTGCTTGATCGGTGAAAACTTCCAGGACTTCTTGGAAGCGAACTACAAAAACGGTATCGGTCCGTTGGCTTCGATTGTGAACACCATCGTTCTCTATTTGAATGACAAGTGTTCTGCTCGTGCAATCATGAGCGACATTCGTTGTGCTGAAGAGATCGTCCACCACAACAACAACACCTCTGGTGCCTGGGATCGTCGTTTCATTACCAGCACCCAGAGTTCAGCTCGCTACTCCATGGCGTTGACTGACAACATCTCTAACTTCGATTATTACCGCTTGCTGCGCGGCGTAGGCATGGAAAACATGGCACGCATCCTGCTGGCCCTGCTGGGAGAAACCCGTTATGACAACTGAGCTTGATGAGCAGATGGCGGCGATCTCTGTGGTGAAATCCCTGGAACTGATGGAAACGGTGAAAGACAGTCGTGACCTGAACAACATCACTAACCAAGTGTTGAGTTCCAGTAACCGCGTACAAGAGATCAAGACCCTGCTGGAAAATACCGAGGATCACCAGATCTCTCCGGAAGATGCGATTACGATTGATGGCGAACTCAGCGACCTCAAAGTAGTAGAGATCGACGACGGGCACATTACGTACAACGCACACCGTGTAGCAGGCGCTGAAAGCTTTGGTCGTACCATTCGCCCCAAGGACTATCGTCTGACGCGTATCGCGGCCTGTGAGAGCTTCCTGAGCGATACCCTGGAAACCGCCAAAGTGTTTACCAAACGCCTGGGACAGAACTTCCACGACGCGTATACGCTGGCTGTTGAGGATACCGAGTCTCTGATCACACGCTTCAAGATGATTGATCGTGCGTTGAAAGACATGGGTGACTTCAAAGACGGTCTGGAGCAGTTCAACCTCAGTGCACGTCTGTTCAACCTGTTAAAGGTTCAGGGACAGGTAAAGGAAGACTGGCAGAATCAGATTACTAATCTGTTCAAGACCACTTCTGCGCTGACCAACAACTACTACGACTACTCAGAAAAAGAGCTGACGCAGATCATGGCGTTCTTCTCTCGCTTTGAAGGCGTAAGCTCCGACGAGGAAGCCACACAGATCCTGATGCAGGTTGGGCCTCTGCTGAACGTTCCTGCGTTCCGTGAGTGCAAGATCGATATCTCGGATAAGAATGTGCCTTGGCTGCGCCAGTTGCGTTCTGTGGAGCTTATGGGCGGTCGTTACCTGATTGATACGCGCTGGAAGGATCCAATCAAAGTCAAAGATGTGAAAACCATTGATGACTGGTTTGATTCTCGCGTGCAGGATCTGGGTGTGCGTTTCAATAAGCGCGAGTCAGCTAACTTCATCGACCAGGAACAGCTGATCAATACCTTTGGTGCTGCCACCATTCGCCACATCTGTCAGATCTCTATCCAGATTCTGGAGAACTGGCTGAAGATCTGTAACAAGGCGATTAAGCACCGTATCTCTGAGCGTGACTACGAGATCGTGGGAAGCAACCTGACCAAGATGCCGATCAATGAATCGAACAAGCATCGTGTAATGGCCATGTACTCCATGATTGTGCGCAAGAACCAGCAAGACCTGTTGGATCTCAATGCGGACTTCACGCGTTACCTGGTGATCACCCTGAACGCCATTGCCAGCCTGTGCAATGACTCTATTAACTTTGCCAAATCGGTGAGCTAATGTCTGAGCTTAGAGAGTTGTACGTTGATTGCCGTGTTCATCATGTCGACTTGCTAGACTCAATGTCTACGCTCCAGGCGGTGGTCAAGTTAAATAACCGTGCGGGTAATGAAGATTTCGCGGAATCCATGAAGTCACTGGGGGCAGGTGCGCTGTCAGTGGCGAAGTGGGCAGGTGGTCATACTCTGGATCTGCTGGACAAAGGCATTAAAACTGCGGGAGCACAGCTCACCAAAACCTTTGACAGCAACAAGTCTCTGATTGGCAAGATTCCTAATGCTATGAAAGATGATGAAAACCACGCCTTTACTTTCTCGGGTCCATTGGTCGGTGCATTGACCAGTACGGGACAGTGGAGCGATTTCGGTTCTGATCTGGATGAGTTGATCAAAACGCTGGAAGGGTTCCAGAAACACGCGCATGACGTTAAAGATCATTTGAGTCGTGAACTGGTGGTAGCTCGCAAGTTAAAGAGTGTCAAGACCACCAACGATGTCATGAACGTTGTGCGTGAGTTCGAGGGACTTCATTATCCCGAATACAAACTTCCTCACAAGAACGGCGAGTGGATGGTTTCAGAGGTCTTACCGGGTGGCAAGGTCATCAAGTGTAAGTTCAAGGACAATGATGTAGTCTATTCTATGTCTGGAGACAAGCCAGCTGGTGAATCTCATACCCTCGAAGCATCCAAGTCTGATCTTCAGTCGGTCCTGGCAAAAGTTGCCAAGCTCAATGATCTGCATCTGCAGGTTAAAGGATCTTATGCTGATTATCTTGATTTCGTTAAAAGCTGGTCTTCTGTTGTAGAAGAAGCTAGCAAAGGTTTAAGTGAAACAACTAACGTAGGTTCTCAGATTATCTCTGAAGCCGAGTCCATCTTAAAAGGTAATGCTCACGCATTAGCATTTTATAGTGGTTTCACTCCACGCGTGGTGAGCTACGTCGATAAATACATCCAAGACGTCTTAGGTGTCTTATCGAAAGTTATTTAATTAAATAAACTTTTACTTAAGTAAAAAATCTCCAAGGAGTTTTACACATGTTTAATCCATCACTGTATGCGGGTACCGAAGATCTGGACCTGAACGAAGAAGGTTCTCAGGGTACTCTGGATCAGGTAGCAGAAACCGTTTCTGAAATTCGCGCTGAAGTTGCTGAAGCCAACGCCGAAATCCAGGAGCAGGGCGAAGTTCTGGAAGAAGTCTCTGAGCAGGTTTGTGACATCCAGGAAGCGACTGAAGAAGTTCAGGACCTGGTTGAAGGTATGGAGTCAATGCTGGCTTCTGGTAACTTCGACGGCCGTGCGTTCGCTTCTCTGTACAACCAAGCGTTCAAAATCACCGACAAACGTCTGGGCGGCGCTCCGGAAACTGCTGCTCCGCGTATGGGCGCAGAAGATCTGTACGACGTCTCTACCGCTTCTTCTCTGGCGCGTGACGGTATGGAAGGCTTCATGGATAAAGTGAAAGGCGCTGGTGCTGCTGTTATCGCTTTCATCAAGAAGATCTTCAACACCGTTGTGAACTTCTTCATCGGCCTGTTCAACAAGAACAAAGCCATGAAACGTCGCATCGAAGGTCTGAACGCTGATCTGAGCAAAGACGGCCTGAAGCTGAAAGAGAAAGTCAAACTGGGCGGCTGGAACGGCTACATCGATTACGAAGCCAAAGGTCTGAACGGTAAAGTTGTTGAGCTGGCAGAAGTGTCTGCACCACTGGGCGCATACGCCAACCTGCTGGACGGTGAAATCACCCTGGCTGAATTCGGTACCGCGTACAAAGCGCTGGTTTCTGGTCTGAAATCTAAAATTGCTGGCGCTGGCGCAAGCAAAGAAGAGAAAGGCCAACTGGTTGCACAGATCGCTGGCATCCGCGTTGTTCTGCACACTGGCGAAGGCGAAGCGTCTGACCTGAAGAAAGCTGGCGCCCTGGCTCGCGCTCTGAGCATGAAGACTGTTAAAGCTGATAACTTCAGCAAACTGACTTCTGGCGAAGTAGCTCCGAAAGTCACCAGCGCTGCTGCTCTGAAATCTCAGCTGAACATCGTTAGCAATGCTATCGGTAAACTGGAAAGCGGTAAAATCGACCAGAAATTCGCTGCTGCTAAGCGTGACAAACTGATCGGCTACATCAATGCTTCTGCAAGCAAAGATGACAAAGAAACTGGTGACAAAGTTGCGCTGGTTAAAGCTGTTGCTGCATCTTCTGCTGCGCTGACTCGTTCTGCGACTTCTCTGGCGTCTAACGTCCTGGAAGCTCTGATCGACGGCGTTGCTGCGCACATCTAAGCTGTGCCATCTGCGCAGGTCCCATTGACTGCGCTTTGAAAAAAGATACTAACCCGGGGCAACCCGGGTTAGTATTGACTTCGAGGTTTTTTATTTATGACTTCTATTTTTAAAGACTTTGATAAAGGTACTCAAAGCCAAGCGATTACACGTTATGTGAACACGCCAACGGTGGAGTTACTCTATCAAACCGACAAGAAGGCCGTAGATGCTTTCCTGGACGGTGACAATAAGGCGGTCAAGGACAAAGCCGACGAGATCGAAAAGAAGCCCGAGGAAGAGCGTACAGGCACAGAACAACTGTATCTGCGTGTTGCCTCTATCATTCCTAATGCTCCCGCAGAAGTAAACGGCAGCGAAGGCCTTTTCGGCACGGTATGGTCATTGATCAAACGTTTCCTCAGCATGATTGGTAACTTCTTTAAATGGCTGGCGGAAACCTTCTTTGGTTTTGGTAAACGTTCTAAGACAGACTTCAACAAGCTACAGGGTAAGGTAAAGGCCGGAGAGATCAATTACGATACCGAATTGAAATACCCCGCCAATGCCAAAGCATTAATCGACAGCAAACGCTTTAAGTCTTTCCCTGCTAACCTGGACTGGCTGGCTAAAGAACTGGATAACCTGGTAAGCCGCACTGATGGCGCTATCAAGACCTTTACGGCTGCTAAAGACCTCTTTGCCAAGGTGCAAGATAAAAAGGTCACCATGGCGGACATAGAGCGTTTTGGTGGTGCAGTAGCGACACACTTAGGTGGGAAGCTGGGCGGGAGTGAGTTCCGCGTGGTGGGCGCACAGTGGGCAACTGTAACGAAAGACAAAGATGGTGCAATTCTCTTTGTTATCTCTCCCCTGAAACAAACCGACGTAAAAGCCGATGACACGTTCACTGTATCTGAAGGTAAGTTCGACGGATTAGTGGATAAGTTGGAAAAGACCTCCAACAACCTGGTGCGACTGGCTGAGATCTCCAAGAGTGAAGGAACACTGTTCAATGTCAAGATCAAGACAGAGAAAGATCTCCAGGGCATGGGCAAGGGCGAGGCGTACGCAATGGCTGCATCATTCCGTAGCTTGGTCAACTACATTGCCTTTATCAAGCACGTCATGACAGCTATCCAACAGGCTGACACGGCGGCACACGACATCATGGGGAAAGCGTTTAAATGAAAATTATCCGCGTAACTCCTGGGCAGTTTGCTCGCTGTGTGTTGAAAGCCAGTAATGAGAAAAGCTTTGTGGCACCAACGCTGCATAACCTCACTGCTGACAACTATGCGGTGGTAGACACCGCGTGCCGCTCTCGCTTTATTCGTGGTGACAAAATCGACCTGAGTTTCCTGTCAACCTTACCGATCGACATCAGTTATCTGCACGGCAGCATCACGGAAGATGTTACGTTGGAAGAACTCGGCGATACGGTGTTTGAAGATGACTCAGTGTTGGTCGCTGATCAGAACGACATCCTGGTTAATGACAACCTGCTGGATACTTTTGATACGCTGATGAGCGTGTTGGGCATGCCCATGGTAACCAGTTCAGAAGTGACATTATCCAAGCTCGATAACCAGTTACACGTCGAATTTACCGATTGTCCGTACTTCAAAGGTGCGTTTTCGGTGTCTTGCTAATTTTATGTTTATACCCCACCTATTAACTTTCACATGGAAAAAAAGATCATGCAAGACGACGTTATCGACCTGGTACTCGACGAAACTCCAGCCGACCTCGATGAGAGCCACGAATCCCTGATTATTCAGGGTAGCATCGATGCCATTGAAGGCACCGAAAGCTATGCGGTTAAATACCTGGCGGGTGCAATGTGTGGCGCAGACATGCTGCCTCCTAGCGCTATCCACGGTAATGAATCCGTGTGGAACTCTGTAAAGGCCAGCTTTGCGAAGTCTGTCACTTACATCAAAAATGTCTTCAAGGGCATGTGGGGCTTCTTCTTCGGTAAAGATGCTGAAACGAAGGATGAAGAGAAAGACGGTGAGATTGAGAAAGAAAAAGGTATCCTGGCTAAACTGCCTTCTACCTCTGAACTGACTCAGGCTGCCCGTGGCGCTATCGACGCTGCTGCTGCTAAAGCGGCTGCTGCCGGCGCAAGCATTAAAGCGAAAGTTAACCAGGGTGTGCAGACTGCCAAGATTCTGGCTGAAGATCTTCAGCTGAAAGAAAAGCTGGACGGCGCACTGGAGAAAATGGCAGAGATCACCAACCGTGGTGTTGAAGTTGCCAAGAAACAAGGTCGCGGTATTGCGCTGGCTGTGTCTATCAAGGCGCAACTGTGGGCGATGTACTTCCGTGACTTCCGTGGTCTGATGTCGTCTCAGGTCAAGTCACTGGCGTCTAAAACTCTGGCTGAAATCGAGAAGCTGGAAAGCAAGGTTAAAGCTGCCGGTGAAAATGCATCTGCTGAAATCAAAGAGAAGTTGGCTTCTCTGAAAGAGGTGATGAAGTCTTACACCTTGATCCAGCAAATGAAATCGTCTTTCCGTTCATTCGTGACCGGTGTTGTGGATAAACTCACTCCGAGCTATTTCGCAAAAAAGGCGTAATGCCTGGGCTGGATTACGATACGTCGCGTATTGCTGTAGAACGTAATTACAGCACAGGTGGGGGTTATCGTCGTAAGCTCCGTTAAACTACCGGCTACAGGGGCAACCCTGTAGTTTGGTATTCTGTGTGAATTGTTTTTTAACTGCAAAACGAACTTAATGTCAATACTGGTGGAGGCCGGGGGATGGAAGGGGTTACTATATTTAAATTACTTAACTTAGTAATAAGTTTAAATGATGATGAGAGAGCTATTATTGCTACCAACGACATGTT